ATGGATGAACTAGACAATAACAAATTAAAGGCAGAGGATGACGAAAGAGAAGTGGAAAGTGAGGAAAATCAGCGTGGTGAAGAGATCGAAGTAAATGAAGATCGCCTTCCCTCGCGGGCGATGGCGATCCATGAACATATTCGCCAGGAAGGGGAAAAAGAGATGGAGCGCGATGCGCTGGCCCTGCTATGGTCAGCGATTGCGGCCGGCCTGTCGATGGGGGCCTCCCTGCTGGCGAAGGGAATTTTTCACGTCAAACTGGAGGGGATCCCGGGCGGTTTTTTGCTGGAAAACCTCGGCTACACCTTCGGCTTTATTATCGTAATTATGGCCCGCCAGCAGCTGTTCACTGAAAATACGGTCACCGCCGTTCTGCCGGTGATGCATAATCCCACCCTCGGTAACGTCGGTTTGCTGATGCGGCTATGGTCGGTGGTGCTGGCGGGCAATCTCATCGGTACCGCGGTGGCCGCATGGGCCTTCAATTATATGCCTATTTTTGATGAGCCAACCCGTCAGGCCTTTGTCAGCATTGCCGAAGACGTAATGAAAAACAGTCCGACAGAGATGTTCGCTAATGCGATTATTTCCGGCTGGCTGGTCGCCACCATGGTCTGGATGTTTCCTGTCGCCGGCGCCGCCAAAATCGTGGTGATTATTCTCATGACCTGGCTTATCGCCCTGGCGGATACCACCCATATTGTGGTGGGCTCGGTCGAGATCCTTTATCTGGTGTTTAATGGAAATCTGCCCTGGAGCGACTTTATCTGGCCGTTCGCCCTGCCGACCCTGGCGGGAAATATCTGTGGCGGGACCTTCATCTTCGCACTGCTGAGCCATGCGCAGATCCGTAACGATATGAGCAGCAAGCGAAAAGCGGAAGCCCACGCCCAGGCGGCGGAGAAAGGGAAAAAGGCCGACCGGACATAAAAAAAGCGCCCTGAGTGGCGAGGGTTTAAGCAGTCAGACGGTATGGCTCTTACTCAGGCGGGCAAAAAACGCTATACTCGTGCCGCCTTGTCCCCTTAGTTAAATGGATATAGTTATAAAACAATTTAATATATTGTTTTAAAAAGAGAAATATCAAAATAAGTCACTTTAATTGCACTCGTTTATGTACACAAAATCCGTTGACTTTATATGACAGGACATTCGTCATCATTAGGCCAAGCTCGATTGATGACGAATGTCACCACCCCGACAACTGTAACATCATCCAGGGCCTCACCTTCCAGCGCCTCACCGTCTCGTGTAATAAATGCCCGGCCCATAATTTTTGCAAAGTCAGTGCCGCCGCCGTATTGAATTAAAACGGTATCTCCTTGCTTTGGTTTACCGGAGACATCGACTACGGTGTAACCAGTTTCTGTCTGAACGAGCCTGGTATTTGGGCCGGTACCGCAGAGTTTATCGACGGTTAACCGTCCCTCAACATAGTCTGAAGCTGGCGATGGAAATCCCACGTTATAGCCCTCCGTTCGGGTTGTATAGCTGGAACGTGCGCTCATCGCCTTCCTGCGCTGAGACATCCCGGAATGTCGTCACATAGTGCTCTATCCACTGGTTAGCCTGGCGCGGTGACCATATCCAGTTAACTTTTGCGAGTTCCCGGATAAAACCGGACGTTGTCACGGTGCGACGGCCATTAGGCTCAATGACAATAGCCTGACGCCAGGCTATTTCGATATCTGAGTTTCGCGGCATTACCCCCCTGATAACTGTTTTTATATACAGTAGTTTCAATGACAGATCTAATCAATACAGGTTCTAGCTATCGTTCAGGCGCACCGACGCAACATAATGATTATTGGAAGGTTGTCAGCTACCTGCAGATCGTTTTCACACCCTCCCATATTACAAAGGTCACCAATGCACAACCGCCTCTCGATTTTACGCTCCATCTCCTGTGCTGATGCTTACATACGGCTAGGACATAGCTGAAGCTGGGCTTTAACCATTTATTTCTTCTGGTTTGCGTGACAAATGAATTTTTAAGGTATAAATTCCGCTATAGAAGAAACAATACACCTTATATCATGAGTTGTTTATATGCACCGTGATTTAATATTGGTATATCTACGTCAATTTATTTTAGGATAAAAAATGTATTTAGTTAAAAGTTGCAATAAAAAGCACCATCCCAACACATCAGGAACAATAAGAATTGGTTCTTTAACCGAGTATAGAGATTTAGAAAACAAGCAGGTTGAAGACAGAGAGGAGGGTTTTTATAGAATAAATTTCGACCTTAAAGATAAATGGATAAGTATCGACTTATTCAACCATTTGAACAACTCACACCTCAGCCATTTTCGCGGATATGTTAAATCCCTTTCAATGAAGGGGGGTGATGGAGCGAGTGTTCTTGTTGATTACCAAGCTAATTACGAGTGGGTAAACTTAAATAGATTTATATTTTGCATAACTAAAGCAGAACGAGTTGAAGACGCACAAGATATATTTAGTGGTTACGATGATAGCTGGTCAGTTGATTATAAAAAAATAGCATGGATGAAAAAAGCAATGGAAAAAAACGTTTTACAAAAGGTTAAGGAGCTAATTTCTTCAGGGGAGATGATTTTTGGTAGTGGTTATAATAACCCAAGTAAGATAACAGTACGTTCTTATACTCAAGATATAATTTATCAAACGAGAGACTTGTATTTAGGAAATAAAGACATAGATGCCATGTCTGAAACTTTGATATCATTATTTGAAAATGTGAAATTTATCAAGCCTGTTGAATTTAAAAAAGAAAAAGAAGTAAGGTTTGTTTTTGATTTTTTTTATGACGGTGACATCGTGTTCCCTCAAGTTAATAGTCTAATTGTGCCTGCTGCTGGGATTACAGAGTTATTTTAATTGTAGCGAATGATACCACCACATAATGCTCAACAACTAATGCTTTGTTAAATATGCAACCGCTTGCCTACCGACTCTTGAGAAAGTTAGGCGGCAAGCGTATATAACCCTGACAATGTAATAATCACATTAAGTTACACCAATCAGTTTTCACGATAGATGTAACGTCATGATATCAAGCCAGCCACTGAACGCAATGCAGATTAAGCTTATGATCGCAGTGAAATCGCCTTCGCCTGCTCTTCGGTGGCGTACCCAAAGTTGCGAATTCGCCCGACCATACCGTCAGTGTCTGCACCGGTGGCGCTGTAGCCAGCGGTATAGCGGGTGCCGATACGGATGCGTACGTGACGCCTGCCATGCCTGGCATTTTGCCAGACGCATTAACGGCGCTTGTGATCGCCATAACGCCTTTGCTGTAGTTTTTCCCGCTACCTGCTGCCGGGTTGCGCCGTTCTCCAGCATTCTGCGGCACCGCTCCACCACATCTTCAGTCATTACCCGGCGGCGGCCTCTAATACTCATCAGCTCTCACGCTGCAAACTGCCAAACGCAAGTTATTTCGCCTTTTGCAATCTGAATGCAAAGAGAAAAGAAGTAATCAAAATTGCAATCCATAATTCGGAAGCAAAAGTTGCTGAATTACAATACCCAAACTAAATATCACGTATGGGTAGATAAAACCTCTCCCACGGCCAGGTAAATATATTTATCCTCATTATCTTTTCAATATATATTCCTTATGTGCGGAAGATAAATATGCAATATTATCATTTGGCTTTCTTCTGACACTCTGAATGCTCGGTTTTAATCTTGCAAAACCTTGCCCGATCACTGCAACCACACCCGCAGTAATTGCCCCAGTCAGGTTACCTTGATTTGCCTCCCATATAGAGTATAGCGCAGTGGCACCACTCATTAAATCACCATTATTTGCCTCAAACAGTGCAGATGTATCAAATTTTATGGGACTGCGCCAGCCTTCAGAATTTAACTTCTCAAGGTCATCCAATGCATCTTGTAACTTCGAAAATGCTCTTGCTCTTGATAAGTAAAAATCACCAGATGAAGCGACCTCGAGATATAACTCGTCAAGGTAGCTATTAAAAGCCTCAAATGCCTCACGCCTCTTTGATTTGAATTCTAATATATCATGAACATTTACCGTCGAGTCAGGGACTGGTAATACATTAGCCAACTCTAACCTTACAAGATTTTTAACCTCACTATCAGACTCGTACAATTTAAAATTATTGCCAATTATGTTTAATCTCCAATCATCAGATGGTTCTGTTCTTCTCTTATGATCTAAAAACTGGGTTTGAGCCTTTGAATACATTAGAGCTATATCAGCGCCTGAATACACGCCATCAAAATATGGTATTAAAGGTCGCTTCAAAAAACCAGATTCTATGAAATCCTTCTGGTCAATAACTTCAAAAGATATAAGATTACTTGTAGGAATAATTAACTCATCCCAATACAATGCAAAGAAATTCATATCCAATTTACTCAGAGACTTCCCGCTAGATATTGTCCTACCATCTACCCCTGTTATAATTTCCAATGGAAGTGATACGATACCTCTTTTCATCTTTTTACTCCTTACGGGCTCTCTGAAGGTCATCAATCATCATGAGAGCTACCACAGGCGGCGTCAAGCATCATTTCCACCTCGGAAAAGTAAATGCCACGCCGCCACTGCATGACGATGTCTGACTGTTGATGCATGTTCTGATCTCCGATAAACACTGTTTTTATATACAGCATCCTTAAGCGCTTGGCAGATCAATATCAATTGTCATAACAGAAGCAAACAGCATATCAATAATACTCTTCCCGGTTGGCGACTTCCTCAAGAGTCAGAGCGATAACCTTCTGTTGCTCTTCGCTGAATGTGTCCCAGATAGCAATCAGTTCCGGTTCAGCATATCTTTTCCAGTTGTGTACCTTACCTCCGGAATCCCATTTCGGTGAAATATATTCATCTCTTTCCACGGTTGTATTCCTAAAAAATTATTGTCGGGAATTTAGCCTGAATGCAGCTCAGTAGATAATCGTGAACCGTACTTTTCTCAGCATCAGATAATACGCGATCGAAAACCATATAAGCCCCAAGTCGGCTGGTTGCAGAGGTTGATCCCCAGTATGTAACTCCGCCCTTACCGATACGAAGGGGGGCCGGGGCTCGCTCACGACCTGCTGCCAGGGTGAGGGACGCTGAAACAGCGTTGGTCATGTCGGTCAGCCTGGTGGTCTGGCCGTCAAGGGTAAGACAAAGAAGCATCGGCTTTGTTTTATTAAATGCACTCAGAGTTGCGCGCGCGGTTCCGTAAGTGTCATTGTCCGTGTAGTGGATACCCTGCATGGCGGCCAGCGCACCAGCTTCATCTACAATCACAGATACCCCTGGCGGGGTAACGGCAGCAGTCCCCGAAAAACTACCAGCGATAATTCTCTGCGTGGAATCATTATTCGGATCAAAAAGCAAAAACCAGGTTTGTTGGGCGGAATCATTAATTCCCAGGCTCAAATGCGCCACATTCGCGTTATTTGAGAACTGAACAAAGGGCGAGTCGGTGATAAACGTCGGGGAACCAACTACAGTGGGGCCGCCTTCCCCCGGCATAAGGTTTTTACCAATCCCTGTATAAGTAGATATTTCAGCCCGGCGGAGAGATGTTGTATCAAAACCTGGCGAATATTCGTCAGGGTCTGAAACAGACGAAAACGCATTATTAGTGAAAAGAGTAATACCCATATTTATTCGCTCCGCTATACAGTTGTCTCGATAATTTGTGCCCATGCCCAGTTTTCCAGCGGGTATGGTTTGTCTACAAGTTCAGGAATATTTTCGTCAGCATATTGGCCGCTGCCTGCGGTATACACGTAATTTTCAGTTGCCAGGAATGGATCGCTGTCCTTGAGGCAGCCATTTCCGTTATGTGATGTTTTATCTGCGTACCAGATTTTGATTGTCCCGGAGACACGTCTGGAGAATGTCAGTTTTACCACAGTGTCGGCGACAATCTCTGCCGCAGTAACGTCCAGCGCGCCATTTGCATCAGTCGCCCGATACCCTTTATCAGCATACGTTTTAGCTGTTCGCCCATCATATGGTGTCCCCCACTGCAGTGGCGGATACGGAACTGCATAGTTAAGGAGAGCATAATCATCCTGAACTTCAACGCCTGTGCAATGTAACGGCTCCCATCCCTCACCAAGAACCAGAACCCTGAACATGACCTTGCCGAAAAACATGTCCATCCAGCGATAACCATTACTGGTCAGGTGCCCGCTATCCTTATTGGGGAATGGATACGACGGGCAGACGCCATAGATGTTCCCACCCTCCGTTGCCATATCCAGCTGCGCCATGCCGATCGCCAGCTCATAGGTATCAATGGTGTAAGTGCCGCCAGTCTGATAGGTGAACATCGCAGGCGGTCTCTGTCCTGCGCAAAAATCGGCAATCACATCGCTATAAAGCTGACGCACCTTCGCTTTATAGCCCTCCCGCGTATAGTCCCCGCCGTACCCAGGGTTGTAATTCCATTCTCCCTGCAGGAAACAGAAAGCACCGATGCCGAATGTCTTGCTGTCGCCATCCGCGATGGCCTTTATTTTAGATACAGCTTCACGAATGCGATTATACAGCTCCGGATCGGCCCCCCTGGACAGAGCCTCAACGGTCCTCCCGTTGACCCCGCAGCTTGCCAGAACAAGCAGGCGAGAAGGGTCGGTTAGCAATGCAGCCTGACGCAGAAACAGCGTGCGCAGCATGTTAACCGCAGCAACGGCCCCTTCACCCTCATTACCTGACCCGGCAGGCAGTGCAGCAACCGCGGCATCACTCATCACATACGACCCGTCACCTGACTGAACGACGGCCTTTAGCGGGTTGAGGATGGCAGACCCCACCGGGGTGAATCCTGCCCCTGTCCGGGTATTTGGTCGAGGTGAGTTTCCCAGCATCAGATTGCCAAGATTGCTGTACGGCGTTTTGCTGAGCGCAGGGTATCCCTCCTGGTTGCTGGAAAGAGACTGTCCGTACCAGATGATCATCGACAGAGCGAACACCAGTCGCTCTATGTCAGCGTTATACCGACTGCGAACTTTACTGTAATAGTTCAGGTTTTCCGCGTTCAGAATGTTAATTCTGTCCTGCAGCGTTATACTGCCACCGCTACCGCCGCCGACCAGATTCCCGCTCGCATCAATAATTGTTTTAGACCGGCCAAGAAAATCAGAGACCTTTAAAAACTCAGGACCTGTAATATCAATCCGGGAGCCACCTGAGTTAAAATTAAGGCCATTTCCTGACACCATTGCCGTATCTGTGCCGAACGAACCATCTCGCGCAGCGCGCAAACTCCTTGGTGCCACATTCCCATATTCATCAACTAATACGACGCGTTGACCAAGAATATTTTCGATATATATTCCATTGTCATCAGATATGGTCAGAGAATAGCCCTCCAGTTCAATGCCATCTGGTTTAATAATCGTTTTTGCCGTCCCGAATTCACCTGATGTCAGGGCATAAAACTGGCGATATCCGAGGATGTCAACGAGCTGGAAAATTAGGTTTGTGGTTTCAACATGCTTAAGTAAATCATCAACGGTTTTCTGTGACGGCATTTTCCGCCCGGTAGGCTGCAGAGTCCCGCCAACGTTCATCACCTCGATCGCGAGCGCGCTGTTATCTGGGCTACGGTAATACGTGGTCGAGCCCACCGGGATATTCGCAATGTCCGCCTGTGCCGCCGCCAGCGTCATATATTGCTTACTAAGCGGGATCAGGTTCTGCCTGATCTCATCGTTTTTCGCCATCATCTGGCGCCACGTATCCAGCGGTTCACCACCGCGGTCGTTAACCGTTCCGGCCGGACCGTTAACCAGCTCGTCAGCGCGCTTAACGTTGTCCATGAATATTTCCGGCGTCGTCGTGCCCAGTGGCGGGTTAAGTTCGGCCATGTTTTTTGCTCCAAAAAGAGGCTTCGCCCAAACGAGGGTTTGAGCGAAAAGAGTTAATTAGGGGTTGTTATGGGGTATTAAGCGACGTCGCCGGGGTATGTAGCGTCGTCGTAGTCATAAAATTCAGCACGGTATTGCCGGGCCGTTATCTCGCAGGTTCCATCGTCCTGCGGCACTATCTCGGACACAATGGCGTGATACAGGTCGCTCTCAGAACTACAGAAAATTAACCGGGGAGGCTCAATTATCGGATCATCCAGCAGGATATCGGCGAACTCAGATTGATACGGGACGGATACCTGATAGTTGTCGCCTGTGGGTGATGCTTCAAACAGCCGTGATGCTTTTCCATCCTGATAACGCAGATAGACGCGTGGATTTGCAAAAGTCCAGTCCAGCGGCTCCGACACATCGAATGTGGTCACCCCACCAGCAGTTGTCATCGACTCAATCAAACACGAAATAGTGTTGCTGCCAGGGATATCATCGGTCAGCACAATACGATCCCCGACGTTGTAACAGAGCGCGTCCAGTTCCGTCGTCGTTTTATGCGTCATGCGCTGCAGCTGGTATTTTTTCAGTCGGCGCATACCAATCTGATATGCGTGATCAGGATTGCCTACCCCATCAGCCCGGTATGCCTCTATTTTCAGCGGCGTTGGGTTGCCAGGCAGACGGCATTGCACCGTCTCTTCTGCCCAGGTCGAGCCGTTGATATAGGTTACGTCAACACCATCGTAATCGTCGTCAGTCACCGTGACGAAATCGGTCTGCATCTCGGATACCATCTCGTGAGGGGTGATAGCCCCGGTCCAGGGTTTAACACCTTCACGACCCACTGATGCAACAGACTGGGTATTTAGCAGAAAATAACTCTTTCCGGCTGCAGCGATTTTCTGAAGCATTTCCAGCGCAGAAATACTGTCACCCGTGGCAAAATCGAAATACTCGCCGTTCGGGGTCCAGTAAGTCCGCTCCAGGGCATCTATTGCCTCAGTATCCATTTCCATACCAAGAGAACGGCCGACGTGATAAAGCGCACCAGAGATACTACGGGCTACGCCAGAGTCATAAATGCGCGTGGCCACAACGTTTACGCGCCGGTCAGACTGAGCCGCCAATTTGCCCCCCGTCTCAACCGTAACCCCCATCAGGGTGACGCCAGCATAGGATGTTGGCCGAGCCAACAAGCGACCACGCAACGCTTGCCAGTACATCGAGTCACGCGCGTTATTGCTACCCTGCTCATTGCGGCGACGGCAGCGCACCTCAACCAGCCCAGGAGAAGAGAGATCAAAACGCTCTGTAAAACCCAACCCGTTGATATTTTTAAGCGCGTAAACCCCCTGCCTGCTCGTCCAGCCAGAGCCAGATCCATAAACACGGTACTGTATTTCCCACTCACAATGCCTGATGCGTTTTTTGCCTTTGCTGCCGAATCCGCAAATGCCAGAAGGAAAGGAGAAATTCACCTCGAAAGCGTCCACCACTTCAGATTCCGGGCAGGCAAGGAACGGCCCCATCCAGGTATTGTTGTCGCTGATCCCTGTAGCCTGATAGTCAATCATCGTGCGGGGTGAGAAGCCAGACCAGGAAGGATCAACCACTCCATCAATCAGCCGCTGAACCGTTGCAGTCGTACCGTCCGCATCCGCAATGCGGTACTCGTTGCCACGGTGAGCCAGCGCCAGGCGTTGTGTTCCCTCCGGTATCCCGGAAAATGCCACTCCGGTTGCACTCCCATACGCCAGCGTAACGTTAGCAGTTATTGCCGGACTGCCTCCGCTGGACGCGGTGCCGGAGGTAAATACAGGACTGTCACCAAAAACGGCTACCGGGAGCGATGATGAGGTAATGTTTCCGCCGAGCCAGGGGCTTGATGCCTCAGCAATCAGCACAACACCGCCACTATCCTGCGCCAGTAATCCTGACCCGGTCAGGCCCTCGTTTATCGCCATCAGCAGGCCGGACATATTCACATAGTCCGCAATGAGGGAAATGGTGTATTCATGTCCCTGCCAGGTGATCGTAAAAGTCTGGCCGGTACCGGAGTAATCATATGTTGATGGGGAGGCATTTGCTTTCATGCTGGCCGCATTTCCACCCACACCGGGTATCGCGTCCTGCTTTGCAGTATAAGTTGCAATAACCAGTTCATATTCAGTGCCGTTGATTTCCAGGGTAACCGGCATCCCCGGATAGGGATTAATTTCACCCAGAGAGTTACTGGCGAGAACGCTATATCCCGACGAGGTTGAAACCAGAAAATTCATCGGTGCGACGATCGTAACAATGGCCCCTTCAACCCACGACTCAGGCAACGCATTGCCTTCATCGTCATCATCGTTGCCATCATCCAGCCCGTTAAACGTCACGGATGCGCCAGAAACGGTCATACTATCGGCGTTGATATCTGTCGAATTTGGCGAGGTCTGGGCCATATCAAGCCCACTCCCGCTGGAAGTACCACCTACCTCTGTCGAGTTGAACCAGTTTTCACTTCGCCGATCTCCTGAAACATCTGCTCCAGGTGAATAAACGTTGTAACTGAACGAGTCCCCTAATGCTGAAATAGGTGTTGAACCCACACGGATATCACCATTCGTAAACGCGAAATTCCCCTTTCCAAGGCAAACCATCATTTCGACGGTCATTCGCGTTGGATCATCAGGATTAAAGCGCGTCACTGGCTGTACGACATAATCTGGATAGATACGGCAACGGCCAAATACTTCGCGGATTGGGTCTCCAAGTTTCGCCTGGTTCGCGCGGGCTGGGTTTAAATCCAGCCCCAGACCACTGGAGGATGAATAGCCGCCTTTATCCATGTTCGACATGGTGATCAGCACATACACAGCCGAAGCTGCAGCGATGGCCGCCGCTGCCCAGGCAGCGATAGCAGTTGCCGTCACTCCCTCACCAGGGATCGGGTAAACTTTTACATCGCTCTCAGCACTGATAAAGCATAAAGGCCATTCTGCCGGTGGGACTGGCTTACCATTCACCTCAAACGTAACACGCTGCACCATATCGTTACGGTAGTTATCGACATGCTGGAGCATCCAGTCATGTATGGTCGTATCCCGGTGTTCATGCGTCTCCAGCGGTTCGCCAGGCAAACGCGACGGGTAAAGGCGGATTGTCACTGGTAATACTCCACTTTCAGAAACTGACGTTCAAAACGCGCCAGGGGAAGAATGGTCACGTTGCGCCGGGGATTGCATTCCATCACATAAAGCAGGCCGCTCAGCTCAACCACGATGCCGAGATGACCGATTACCCCACCCATATAGCAGGCGGCAACCGCACCCGGGCAGGGTTCGCACCGCACTACGTTTTGACGGAAGTTATTGCAGGCAATATGCATTTCATCGCCATCCTTTATCACACCTTCAAACGCAGGCCATTCAGGCAATCCGAGGTCCCGGCGGACCTCATGTACAATGCCGTAGCAGTCGAGAACAGGAAAAGTGCGGCCGCCCATCTGCCAGCGGACGGTCAGGTATTTATCAATGTTGATCATGGGATACCTATCGTGTGTAACGAAGACCCTGGAAGTACGTCAACGTGTACCTGTCACGTGGCCAGGCATAATCGAGCATATTTTTAAAACCAGCAGTGACGTTTACAGTCAGCGGTGTCCAGGAGCCTCCTTTAACCGGCATGACGTAAGGCGGCTCCGCTGGCGCGGTAAGGTCAGTGGAAATGTATTTCCTGAATGTGATGCTGGCAGTGGACATGGCATCAATGACCTTGCGAATAGCCGTGGATACAACGCCGTCGATGTTGCACAGCATAAACTTCAGGTCCTGCGTCCCGTCTTCGTTTCTGGCAGGAAGGGATAGGACAATGGCACAGGCAATAAACGTTACGGTTTCGCCCCTCTCGGTAACCGCCGTAATGTCCTCGTACCCCTCACACAGATAATGCGTCTGGCCGCCAATATCGATCTGCAACGTACCAATGATGACCTCCGACCCGGAGGACGCATAAAGGCGGTTAATCGCTGTCATGCTTAGGCCACTCCTTGTTCAGCGCGATATCAAGTAGCGAGCTCCCGACAATCCACTCCGGATATTTCCCCCAACCAACAGGAGCGAGTGGACGCTCTCTTAACTCAACAGTTGCTGAATAACGCCAAAGACCGGGTTTAATAAAGGCAGGCCCCTTATAAATACCTACAAATCGACATTTAAAAAATTTAAGGCCAACAGGGGTTTTGCATTTCATGTAAAACCATGCAACACCATCAGTTAATACATCCCTGTACCATGCTTCAAATGCCTGTGCTTGCGCGTCAGTTTTAAACTGCCAGACAACCGTATTATCAGTCGGCACTGATGTATATTTTCTACGCTGCCTGGCAAGCCCCCCCACCCTATCGGTTCGAATCATAGGATCAGTCGGTTCAAATCCATAATTATCGTACGTGGGGCCGGGGATACAATCATGAGGATAATAAATATCGGTCATTATTTAATTCGCCTCCCCCGATATACTGCATTGAGTGAACGTCCATAATCCTCAGTCGGGTTAATTATCTGAGAAGTGAAGTAGTGCTTTAGCCTTTTCTCTGATGCCCTCATTTGCTGATTTACCATTTGCATAGTGGTATCATCAGGTTTTCCCGAGAAATTATTATGGAATTCTGCAACCAGAGGTTTACCCCCAAGAGTTCTTTGTTGACGAACTTCGTCGAGGGTCGCATCCAGTTTTGCAGACGTTCCAGCGGTAGTTACCCTTTCTCCTTTTTTCAATAGCCAAGTCCCCGTCTCAGGTATTTTATCAATACCATCGTGAGCCATACCGGCTAAAGCTGATGCTGAGATAGCAGCAACAAGAGGGGTAGTGACACCAGCAGCCGCAGCCAGTGCCGCAGGTGCCAGACCCGGACCAACTATTGGGATAGCGGCGGTGGATGCATACGCTGCAAGTTGGGCCTGAAGCGCTGTAGCCTGCGCATTAGCGATCAACGGAGCAACAGCGGTTGCCTGAGTGGTCTTACCAACCAGAAGCTGAACGCCCTGATAAACCAGCCACTGTGCGGCCAGTTGAGCCAGCGTCTGAATAACTGTCTTCCCAAATCCTTCAACCATGTTGCTCAGAGCATCGCCAGCATCTTCGGACTGAGTGGCAAGGTCATATAATCCCTGCTGGAGATTACTTGTTACACCACTAAGCGCAGTATTGGTTGTATCCGCGGCGATCTGATTGTAATTGGTGGCCATATCAGCATAGTTTTCCCATGATGACTTAACGCCGGCCAACCAGTTATTACGCATTTCATCCTGTGCAGCGTAATAGCCCTCAAGGGCGGAAAGCTCTTTCTGATACCCTTCATCTTCCAGGCTTCCACCCTGATTTTTCCATCCCTGCCTTAATTGCGCCCTCTCATTATTACGTTGTGCATCCCTGTCACTTAATCCAGCACTCTCTGTCAGTGCAGATGATTTTTCCTGCATCTGTGTAACATATTTTAATGCATTATCCTGAAGCTTATTCAGCCGTTCTTGAGCAACGATCTGATCGCCAAGTTTCGCATTAACCTCAGCCTGCGCCAGAACCTTATCCTTGCTGGCGAGTAAAGATTGTTCATCTTTGCTCAGCGCGCGTGTTTTCGATGCCTCTTCGATAACCGTGAATTTTGACTGTAAAGACCACAAATTTTTACGCTGCTGACTGATGGTATCGTTAAGCTCCGTATGCTGTTGCAGCAACTTTAACTGGGTCATCAACTGCAGGGTTTCGGCATCAGTCTGATCAGAAGAACGATCACCAGCAGAAACTTTAACGCCTTTTGGTTTCGGCGTTTTTTTTAAGGTGGCCTCATATTCTTTCTTGGCTGCGGCCATATTGATGGCGTAATCAGCCTGTAGGATATGCCCTTCTTTCAGAGCTTTATTTAATTCATTCTGCCTGGCGGTATACTTTTCAAGCGCAGTCTGCGATTTAGCATAATTGGCTTGTGCTTGAGCGGCATATTTCTGTTTTTCAGATTCTGCCTCAGCTTCCTTTTCGGCCGCTGCTGCGCTGGCTTTGGCAATACCTGCTTGCTGCTGCGCCATATCAAGAGCCAGTCGGGCCGACTCCCTGTCATTCCAGAAACGGGCTCTGGCTTCATCGTTTACATAGCGATCATTTTTCCTGAGATTCCAGATGTCATCAGCCTGCTTAAAAGCTGATTGCGCCTTGCTTACCATCTCCCCTGCGGTGTCAGGCCGTCCCAAATCCAGAGCAGCATCCCACATGGATTTAAACGCGCGTTTCAACGAATCAGCAGACCGCTCAATCGTCCCCATGTTATCGATCAGGCTCTGAGTCTGGGTGTTAAATCCCTTCGTCGCCGCATCATTAGCCGCCTGAAGTGCAGCGGCTTCATCTCCTGAACGTTGTAACTGAGCAACGTAATCAATCTGCTCGGCTGTCACATTATGAAATTGTTGCGCCATCGCAATCAGGCCGGACGTCGGGTCATTGGTCAGTTTCCCGAACGCTTCCGCAACCTTTTCAATGGGGATACCAGATGCCGTAGAAAATTTTGCAACTGACTGGCTTAGTTCATCAAAACGTGCACCAGCCCCCACGCCAGCATTAATTAATGCAGTCAGAGAATCAGTGGTTTGATCAAAGGTGAGTCCTGCTTGCTGTCCCGATTTTGCCAGTGCCAGCATTCTGTCGGTAGTCAGACCAGCCGTGTTACCTGATAGCGTCAACGTCTTATTAAAATCGGAAAGGGTTGACGTTCCCTGATAGAAGATATATCCAATTCCGGCACCTGCGGCGGTCAAAGCTGCAACCCCAACGGCCAACGGACTTACAGCTCCAAGTAATCCTCGAAATGTTGGGATCAGGCCGCCAAATGAGTCTTTAACCTGACCGCCTTGCTGTAGCAAAATTAGCCATGGGCTCTGCCCACCAGCTAACTGAGTTGCGACATCAGTAAGCTGCGCAGGCAACATGCGCATTGCATTATTGTATTGGCCGATTGAAATACCGGCACGTTTTGCAGCACGCTCCTGCCGCGTGAAAGCTGCGGTGACCTGGGCTGTACTGTCGTTCGCGGCTCTACCTAACCCGCTCAGCTGCTTATTCAGATGAGCAACTTCCTCATCAAATTTTGCGCTATCGCCGTCAATTTTAACGACCAGATCACCCACTGGCTGGGACATAGCGAACTCCTCCAGGAATGCTTTCGGCTATCGACATAAGTTGCTCGTCTGAATCCAACTCACTTTCTCCCTCACGTTTTGATAACAAACTAAAATCAAGGGAGGTAATTCCGTGTTTATCCGGATCGGTGAAGAGACTGACAGCAAGATAACTAAGATTGGCAAAATGAGAGTCCAGGAGGTCGTCGCTAAAACAATTATCCTGGTAATACTCAATCCATTCGAACCATTCAGAGGAAGACATTTCCGAAAGCATGGCGCGCCAGTCTGGCCGTCCAAATTCCCTGGCTAATCGCATAGCAAAGCGACGTGAGCGGGTCAGGACTTTTCCAAATCTGGCTCTTCCTCTTCTTCAGTTTTCTCAGGGTCATTATTAACTGGTGGGATCATCCCTGAAAGCATACGCACAAGTAATGCAGCGCTGCCCAATAACCCTGGTGGATATTTTCGTATAATTTCAGGGAAAATATCTTTCCCTTCACGTTGCTCTTCATCCGCCTCGCTCAAGGATAATGCAACGAGCATGGCCTGATCACGCATAGTCAACAAGGTGGCCAATTTAAAGTTTTCTTCAGGTGTGGTTTCCTCTGATGGTAATGACTTCCGCTCTTCAACCATAAATTCAATATATTGCATTCTACTGTAAGCCGATAACTCAAACAGTAAAATACTCTCACCATCGGGATTTAACGTGTCTTTTTTAAGATAAGTCATTTCATTACCTTTCGCGGTGCCTTAGCACCGATGACGAATATATTAAGGGTTAGTCGAAGCGTTATCTTCAGCCAGAGAAGGTTTACCTTTATTGGTGATTTGTGCACTACGGGTAATAACTTCGTTTCGTGAAATAGTCTTACCCAAACTACTTACCCAGCCGGTGAAAACATCAACTGCCCCATTTGGATATTTAATTTTGTAAGATTTCTCATCACCACTCATAAACCAGTCAACCAGATCCTTCTGGCCAGATTCACCAGGTTTCCAGGCAAGTGTTACGCTGGTTTGACCGGCTGACTTAACACCCTGAGCTGTTGCATCCCAGTCAGGCGCATCATCATCAATATAGGAATCATCATATGACTCTGCAGTCAGTTCCCCAGGTGTTAATTCCTTAACCTTTGCCGTTCGTGTCCAGCCGACATCACTTAACGGATCATCGTAGGGATCACCAGTTCCGGTATAAATCCAAAAAGTTGTCCCGGCACCTTTCGTCGGCGTGGTAGGTGTTGGAGTTGGCATATAGTCCTCACATAATATAAGTCAGGGAATATTGGAGATCGGCGGAGCCCCATGTAGTGGCTTCATCGTCACGTTGGTAGTCGTACCCGGCAACGCTGATGGTTTCAACGATACTGGCAAGCTCAGGAACGTCAGCCATGGCCGGATAGATGCGGGTTTCCATCCATTTATCCAGCTCGCTATCGGTAGCAGTTGCTTTAAGGAATACTTCAATGTGAAGGACAGCCTCCCACTCTTCCTCATCAATACTGCCGCCCGTCGCCTTTGCATCAGTAAGATATACAGCGACCGCGGGTAACTCTTCTGGAGCCAGGAAAGCTGGCCGACCGTCATACCAGAATATTTTTCCGGAGTTGATTGACTTCAGTTTATCCAGAACAGCTTTTCGTACTTGCGGGTGAATCATTTTGTCACCAGCCTTATCTGATTTTTGATCGCAGCCATCATTTCTTTTGGCATATCAGATGCCATCAGTTTGGGAAGTTCTTCTTTGAATGCAGCAGTCAAGGGGGTGGCCAGAGGTACTTTCACCACTTCTACCGGGTAACGAGATTTACTGGTTCGTCGAAGAACATGCCAGCGACCATTATTAAGCTGTTGCACAAAAGCACCAGGGAAGCTGAAGTTCCCAATCTTCAGAACGCTTCCAGAACTACCGTTGTCGCGCTTTCGTCGTGAAAGTTGAACTCGTACTGGCCCCAGCTTTATCGCCGGGAGGTTGCCGCGATTTACCCGGATGGTAGCCATTGGTTTTTTAGGGCTTGCCCGTTTAAGTTTGGCGCGCTGCATGACCAGTTTTCGCTTAACTTTAGTCTCTTTCGCCACTCGCGTAGAGCTGCGGCTGATTGCCCTTCCAGCTACCCGGTTAATGGACTGGGATGTCGCCCGAGGAATGGCATTTTTACTGATATTGCTCAGGTTCTGCCTGAGCTCTTCCAGCCCTTTAATCGTCACCTGTGACCTCCTCAATCCAGATTTGCGGCTTACCATTAAAGAGGAGCCATCGGGTAACGGTGTAAACCTGACTTTTATAAATAACCTCATCTCCCCGCGCCGACTGATAGCCAGCGCTGAAGATAACCAGGTTAATCCCATCCCCCGCGACCGGCCCCAGCTCAGGCAGCAGGTGACTTTCAACAGCAATATGCTCATCGCCATTAATAGTCACCGTTCTGCCCAGCCTTTTCGCCGTCAGTTCATCCATTCTGCCAGCCATATTGTCAAAGGCATTAGCCATTGATTTTGACTTCCAGGACGGTAACGCCTGCCGCAGCATCCTCCCAGGCAGTCCCGGCTAACACCGCATCGGTGTCATCCAGCTGAACATTTCCAGCTTTGAGATATACCTTTTCCCCGGCGGTCACGGCATCAGCTGGCAGCTTAGGTAAAAGAAAGACACCTTCAGCGAATCCGTCGCCTACATCACCCGGCTGAATATTGGTAATTGCAACCGCAATCATTCCGCCTAAAGAAACAGGTGTACCGCTGAGAATTTCCTCGGTACCAGAATTTTTCACGGGGATGGTTTTGCCGTCTTGCACATAATTTTTAGCCATAACGTCTCCTGTCAGCCCCGCAGGGCTGATTTCAGGTATAAAAAAAGCCCTTCCGGGCGTCGTTTTCAGAACTGTAATGATTACTGGCCGCTGGATTTCACCAGGCCGCGGTAATCAAGCGGCGCCACACCAGCATCGATACGAACTTTTGTAGCGATACCGTCAGTGGTAAACCCTTCCTGTTGATCAATGTAAGGAGTATCAACACCATTCAGATACGCAACTTCGATGGTGTCCGTCCCTTTTGCAGCCATCAGATACCAGGCTTTTGCGTCAGCTTCGTCAAGGCGGGCCTCTGCAATCACATCTGCAAAATTCTGGATCGGGTTAATAATCCCGGCGTTAATATCCGCCCCTTTTACGCTCGCTGATTTAATCGTCTGGTTAGCCAGTGTCTCCAGCGCGACCGGCACCAGCATAAATGCCGGGCGGATGTTCAGAGATCGTTCTCCCTCTTTCTGCAGGCGCATTAGTTTACGTGCATCGTCCAGGCTGCTGACGGAAATAGCACCGGTGGACAGGTTCTTGTGGTCTGCGTGGAATAACGCCTTACCATCTGAGAGTTTTGGGTTTTTGGTCAGAATGGCGTAAACAAGGTCACCGATAGTCGCCTTAGCGGCACGGCCCATTTTCATCGGAACATCTGTGAGCTGGTTCAGATCATCGTTGATGATTGCCTGGCGAGTGATAGAAAAAATTTCTCCGTAGGTGGCTAGCGCGATGGTTTCACCTTTATCGCCGGTAGTCACATACTTATATTCAGCGCCTTCGCGAACCTGCCGCAGAGACGGGAATCCGCCCATCCCCACACGATGCGCTGTCTTAAAGTCCGACAACTGGCCTTTCTTTGTCCACTGCTCAAAGGTTTCTGCAGCTTCGTCCCAGCCCTGCAAAATCGATTTGTTGGCGACATCAAGAAGGATGTTGCCAAAATCAGAGGTGCTGTGCGTCAGCGCCAGCCCTACCATCTGCATTGGGTTATAGCTGGATACGCCAATTCCCCGCTCAGTCAGGGCCATGCGGGCATATTCACGCAGGGTCATGCCGTTGTAGACATTGTCACGTTCCTGATCTTCAAATCCGGCACGCGCCATCAATGCCTGGCGAATACCATCGGCAACAAAATTACCGTTACCTGCATGAATATGCGCTGGCGTGGTTTTCGCCGATGGTGAAGCATCTTTACCCAGCAGCGCCAGCAGTTTGTCTTTAGCCTGATCGACAGAGCAATCCATATCTGCTACACACTGCGCCTGCAGTTCGGCGTGTTTACCACCAAACATCGCAAAGAGGTTGTTAATACCATTAACGCGATCCTTTTGCTCAGCGATTACCTGAGCACGAATGGTGTTTTCGTCTACGGAAGGTTGGCTCACCACCGGCTGCTGCATTTGTGGTTGCTGGGGATCGCGTTGCGTGGTAGCTCGCGGCGGCGTTAACATGTTGCGAATATTTTTTGGCATCTTTTCGAAGTCCTCAATACGTTTAGACTGGATACAGGCCATAGCCTGAAGAGAGGGGGTGACCTGGTCGGCAAAACCCATAGCGACGCATTCTTTGCCGTCCATCCATGTTTCATCTTCCAGCATCGCCGCTATTTCATCGGGGCTCTTACCCGTTTTCTCTGCATAAGCAGGGATCAGAACAGACTCAACCTTGTCCAGAAGCTCTGCGTAGTCACGCATATCGTTGGCATCACCACCAGCAAAGCCCCAGGGCTTATGGATCATCATCATGGTGTTTTCAGGCATGATGACCGGATTACCTACCATAGCAATGACCGAGGCCATAGATGCGGCCAGACCGTCGATATGAACGGTAATTGACGCACCATGATGTTTAAGAGCATTAAAAATGGCGATGCCGTCAAAGACATCGCCACCAGGCGAATTGATATGAAGATTAATATGGGTCACATCACCAAGCGCTTTAAGGTCGTTAACAAACTGCCGGGCGGTCACGCCCCAGTAGCCGATCTCGTCGTAGATATAAATTTCTACCTGATTGTCGGCGCTGGCCTGCATACGAAACCACGAATTACTTCTTGCGCTGGCTTTCGGACGACGGGGCGTCCGGTTCTTTGACTTCGGCACTGGTGCCTCCTTTATCGTTTGCAGGATCGGTGTCATACACCAGTCCCAGTTCGCGGTTATCATCAACTTCAGCCTTGCGACGACGTTTCACATCATCCGGATTGCGCCCGCTAGCTCGCACCCAGTCAGATTCTGTCGCAGCACCACCTCGGATTTGCGCTTTCCAGGCATTAGCCTCTTTAACTGGGTCGATCCACGGCATGACCGGACCGGAATAAACAGCGGTGTAAAGCGACGCCATATCCAGCCCACGTGGTAGCTGAATTTCGCCAGAAGCCACCGCCATTTTTAACCAGTTTCGGTACATTGGCCGGGTAATTGCTCCGATGAACCAGTCCTGGAGGATCAGATAACCGTCTGTTGATTCAACCAATTCCTGGCGCTGAGCGCTGTACGTTCCATCGTAGTTTCTGGCTGTACTGGAGAAGCTGAGACGAGCGCCAGCAGCAACGGCGCGCAATTGCCCATTTCTGAATGTTTCAAGGTTAGGGTTTGGTCTGTCAGATTTGATCATCCCGATGTCTTCACCGGGAAGGAGATCATCATAGATAATGCCTGGCTCAATCATTACATCACGATTATCTTTGCTGTTCTCATCCGTAAAACTTTGCCCGTCCCCTTTTTTTATGTACATCCCCAGGGCGGCGGCTATGCGTGCGGCCGTTAACTCCGCATCCTCGTATTCTTTCAGCGCACTGAGGCGCATAAGAACACCAGAAAGGAGAGACGTCCCTCTGGTTTGATGAAGGCGACGGGTAAATTTGAGATGAAGCATATTCCCGGCATCAATATCTTTCGTATCCAATTGACGGCCGGTAACAGGCAGACTTTTATAAACCAGGTACTTTTTCGGGCGTCCCCAATTATCGACATAAACCCCCTGACAAAGTTGCTGTGACTCATTGTTGGTCATCGGCACAAAATCAGCCTCTAGCGCTTCAAGCCAGAAAGGTACACCAGCCACTGGATCAAGTCCCTGCGCTGAGCCACTCACCATCTGAGCGAAAATTTCCCCGTCCCTGAGCCAACTCCTGAGCATCAACCGCTCAAGCATCGGGCGGGTAAACTGTCCCGTAACCTCAGGGCTGACTGACCATTCTGCCCACTTCGTTCTGATTTGTTCTGCCAGTTTTTTTGCGATATTCCCGTTTTTTAGTACCGGGTGTGGCTCTACAATAATTCCTTTAGCTCCAACTACCCTTTCCTCGAGCTTATCGAATACACCAATAACCAGATCGTGGTTATTGTCCAACCAGCGAGCCTGTTCTCGAAGTGAAACAGCTCCCATCTGACTAAGCTGGTTAGCGGAACGATTTTCCCTGCGGGCCTTATGCGTACGAGTAGGCTTAACAGCTTCATATGCCTGTATCATTGCTCTCGAACGTAACCTCGCAGCTTTCCAACCAGGGGAAAAGACACCAATCGCATCATCTAACAGGCTCATGGAAACCTCGCGAGCTTATAACCGGGTCGTCCGTTACGCTGAGCCAGCAGAGAAGCAAGACGACGCTCCCATTCCTGACGCCCCTTGCGGATTTCAGACAGGTTCTCCAGCGTCATCTGCTGCCCGTTGAATGTTATAGACTTTCCATCCAGCACAGCTATTTCCGCATCGGTATAACGCTGGATAATGGATTCAATATCGGTTTGTTTCACACCCAGCCTCCTGATGATGTAGTCCACGGGTTGTTTTCGACATCCGTCGTATTTGCCTTCCGTTTTTTTCTGCTATGGGTCGTTTTTGCTGATAACGTGGGTGACGCTTCGCCAGTTTCCGGCGTGCTTTCTTCAATCCACGTTGCCCGCCTTGCCCATTCAGGCGCATCCGGCCATTTGATCTTTTCGTATCCGTGCAATATGGCCAGCGCATCGGCATAAACGAGTAGATCGAAAGCTTCATTCGGACCTCGGCCCGGTTTGCTCCATTTTCCATCGGGTGAACGTTCCTCATAGGTCAGCTCATCGTAAAACCAGCTGCCGAGCCATTTAGGGAAATGCACATAGTTCGGGCCGGGTGATTCTCGCCACAGGGCGTTATTCACCTGATCTTTCAGCGCATCAGTCTGAAGAAGGTAAAGCGGCACATCGCCAGCGGCTTTTGCCCGGCGAGTTGATCTGTCAGTGTTATCAGGAAATGTTCGGGTAATTAGTTTTGAGCGTCGGACACTGTCGCCCTTGAAGAGGAAAATCTTTTTACCAAGCCCATCCCGGCGGCACTTACGCCAGAACTTGTAGGCGTTATCGGTGACACCATCCTCACCGCCGGAATCGACAGCCATCGCCATGATCCGCATGCGTTTTGAAGGGTTACTCGCTAAGGGCCATGACTTTTCGAACACGTCAGACAAAAGTAAATCCCAGTCTTCCGGATAACTTGCCGGATCGATGGAGTAGCATTCACCGTGCTCGTTTGCCCGCAGAGACTGGCGGATGTTGTAGCGATCGACCAGCCATCTCTCACCCTGCTCACCGTAGCCAGTCACCTGAACCACGAAACGACGGGATTTACCGCCCTGCACATCAACGGTTGCAGTCATAAAGAGCACACCATCTGGTACAGATCGCTTCGGCACGTCTTCAGCGCGTCGTTCGAGCAGCTCACTCTTACGTTGTTCGAGACTGGCTCGGGGTAGATAAGGCCGACCAAAGTCGGTATTAACTACCGTTTTCAGCGTCTCTTCACTCTGGGTGGACTCATATTCCTGCTCAGCAGTCAGGAATTTGTATATCATCTGCGACCATGTCTGATATGCAGCCGCAGGCCCCTCCATCCAGAATGAAGCGATGCGTGATCGCCGCGGCTCCCCAAATCTGTTGCCATCACGGTCTATTTTTTCTCCATCGCGTAACCAGACATGGCGGATATTCAGTTCACGTTTCATATCTGCGGTGATCCTGCCTTTGCAGGCCGGGCACTGGAGATATGCAGACTCACTTGCCACAACGGGATCAAGGGAATCCCGGTAGCCCGTCATATTTGCAACCTCCGGCTGAAAATATTCTCCGCAATGCGGGCAAGGCCAGTAAAGGCGGCGGCGGTCACCACGATTAAACAACGATAATATGCCGGTAGTCGGCGGTGCCTCATGTGCAGTGTTTGGTCGCCATTTCGTGTCACGAATATCTCGGCCAGGTGAACTCTCAACCAGAGTCATGCCGCTGGACATAAACGTAGTGGTACGTTTCGAACCCAGGGAAAATGCATCACCTTCCCCGTCGATATCTTCAGGAAAGCGGTCATAGTCAGTTAACGCCACGCTTTTATAGTCTGACGACGACATAATGTTTACTGACGGCCAGCCCAGTTTGAGATAGTTACCGGCCCGGAAGGTGCGGTCGTGAACGTTATTGTCGTTACGACGCGGACTGAGTCGCGATTTTACTTCCGGACTACACCGGAATGTGCGATCGAGGCGTTTCTTGGAATGTTCACGCGCTTTCTCTTCGGAGACCTGAATAACCAGCATGTCAGCGGGATCACAAACGATGTTGTAGACAATCCAGCCATCAATCAGGCCAATCGTTTTCCCGGTTCGGGCCGGTCCGACAAACACCACCGCATCATATTCACGGGATGCCAGACAATTCATCGGTTCAATAATATAAGGGGCCAGATTGGGGTCCCATGGTACGGAGTTACCCGCCCCCATCGGCACACGCATATATGAGCTGACCGCATCGGCCACCTGCATACGACGTGGGGCACGAAGAATACCGGAGACATCGCGGCGTATCCCCTTGGCAGATGCCCGTTTTGTCATCAGTCCTCCTCTGGCTCATCCTCCTCTGGTTCAGCGTCCATTACTTTTTGGGCAACCTGATCGCGCAGGTCATCAATCACGCTTTGCACGCGTGATACCGCAACCGGCGTAAGTGCACAGTCGCGCTCAAGAATGTCCGGAAGTGTTTCAAGTACCATGACGACGGCTTTCGCCATCATTGAAAATTCACGTGCGACGTCTTCGGCGGGGATAAGTTGCTTGGTATCTACTTCAAATTTCAAACGCTCATTTTCTGCTTTCCAGTGAGCGAGGCGATCAGGGGGTGTCATCTCTTCAAGATTCGATGAGGAAACCGTCGGGATCATTAATTCTGTCAGAATATCGGTGACAAGATACAACTTAAGTTTGCTGTTGCTTCCCTGGGCGGGACTGACATTTTTTAGCCTGGTAACGACGGTCTGGCGGTGTACGCCAGTAATCCCGGCAAGCTGGTTGATATTGAGTTTTAAAGTAGCGATTTCCTGGTCCATGATGGTGAACACTTTTTATACGATTCGACATCATTGAAAATCCGACATCTGGAAAATCAATAACCTGGGCACATGATGATGATGACTATGAAAAATGAAAACTAGCCGTTTTCCGCGAGTCCGCCGCCCCGTGGTAGCCCACCCCTCCGGGAGGACCCATTAAATGATAATGATTACCATTTGCACTTTAATAATTCATATCCACCACTCATGGCCATTTAGACGTCCAAGCATCCAATTTCACCATTTGAAATCAAAAGTGATACTCATTCGCATTATCAAGCCCCTCGCAATGTGAGGGGCTTCTGTAATGCGTACGTCTACTGTGCAGATGGAGACAGCTCCCCTTCTTCAAACCATGCGTCTACAGCTCGCCCGTCTGCTGCACGATAATGAATAAGGTACTGATTGGGGCCATGCGTATATTCAGCACGAGCTTTGATATGCCCTTCTTCTTCACTGATACTGACGGTTACCTCCTGACCAAGTTCATGTTTAAAGCTCATCGGTTATTACCTCTTTTTGCATATAAAAAAACCCCGCCGAAGCGAGGTTCTCGTTTGACTGAAATGGCTATTTCTTGAGTGCCTCAGCATAAGCCTGAGCGCTCTTTTGTGATGACTCCATTATGTCATCAGTCAGCGTTTGCTGGCCCCATTTGGTGACCTTACCATTAACGAAAGTTATAACCAGTCGATCGTTAGCCAATTGTTCGTTATCAATGATTGTGTAGCCATAGAGAGCCTTATTCCAGTATATCCAGCGCTCACGTTCCTGGTTCACATCCGTCCTGCGTGGTGACCCCATGATCTGCATGACGTCGTTTTTGTTCATTCCAAGAGATAAAAGCATTGATCTCTGGTTGTAATCTACTTTCTGGACTGTTGGCGCACATGCGGTAATTGTTAAAGCTGAAACACCAATTAATGCTGCAAAAAGTAACTTTTTCACGTCCCTATTCCCCATCGGTTTATTTGGGACAGATTAACAGGGGAAACAACAACACCGCAATTGAGCCCTGCATTATCACAGGCACTCAGTGAATGCCTGCTGTAATGCCTTAGCTCGCCTGTTCTGCGATGGTATCAAACAGCGCCAGCGCCTCAGTCGCTTCCTGGATGGCCTTGCGGGTCTTCGAGACAATCTCACTTTCAGTGAAGACACGATCAAAAGAGTCAGCGAATAGCTCAGCTTTCAGATTGCTATCACCAACCCAGTCAATGGCCAGCTTGGCCGCTGCGGTGTCGTAGTTAACTTTCTTGATGATATCCAGGCGGATTTGCTCGGATGCGGTGATCTCTGACATGTCTTACCTCTGTGCGATGTGGGAGCATTATCGAAGCCACTCGGCGAATGGCTCCTGTAATGTTTAATCTTCCAGCTGAAGTACGCCGTGCTCTTCTGATTCTGAGTAGGCGATAAGGCCCTCGTAGCCAGGCACAGTGCTACCGTCTTCAGCTTCAAATTCGGGGATGCTGGCCTGAGAGATCGTGTAAGCGGGTTGGCCGTCCTGCTCCGCGAAATCTGCCAGAGCTTTAATTTGCTCTGTGGTAAGAACTAATGGAGTCATGTTTCATCCTTTTGTGGGGATATTGTTGGTCTTATCCCTTGGTGGGGGTAATGTTTGGGCAATTGGCCTGCACTGCTTTGTTGTGCGCCAGGATGTCACGCTTGGTCTGCTTATCCAGCACATCGATATCGTAGTCGGTCAGGTAGATGACCCTCACCCAGCTGCAGGCCGTATCAACGACTACCGGGGCGGGTGAAGTGCTCGCGCAGCTCCCGATCAACATCGTCATCAGGCATATGGCTAACGGTTTGCTGTACATCGCTTGCCTCTTTCGTGACTTCTGCCTTACGTTCTGCTGCGGCGACGGCAGCGGCGGCATTCTCTTCGGTACGCTGCTGATCGGCTTTGGCTTCTGCCTTACTGGTCCCGCGAGCGTGGCCAATACCGAACGCGCCAGCGATAACCGCCAGCAAAGCAGTTGCCAAACCAATAATCATTTCAATGCCCATAGTGACCTCATACCAGTACAGATTTAGCCAGGTTAAACAGCGCTCGGCGTTTATCCAGACCGTTTCGACCACCGTTAATAAGCAGCGTTACACGCTCCACGTCGCCGGAATGAAGCAGGCAACCGTGGGAAACATAAAACCATGCGGCTGAACGCGCTGCGTAATCATCTCGCTCCAGCAGCTCAGGCTGGGTGACAAGTTCAAGCTTCAGCGCCAGTCCGCAGCTGCGATAGTTGCTCAGGCCCGTGACTTGTTTCAGACCGCGACCGCGATATTTCCAGCCATCACCGGCAACCTGATTACCGAGATTCTTTTTTCCCCACTCGCCCCCATACACCAGATTCGCGATTGCTCGCTGATTAGCTGGCTGCGTTGCCGTTCTGCCGAGTGCGGCGGCCTGCTGGGCGGTGATACGGTGTTTACCGAACGTAGGCACAAGGCTATCTGCTGCATAGTTCAGATTTTCCACCAGCCGGGTAAAGCCTCCGGACTCATGTCCCATCTGGGCAATGAACATTGCCTGATCGAGTGGAGCAGTGATGCCGAACTCTTTCATCGCAGCTGTAATATGCGGATACCAGCGCGCAGCTAACCCGGCGCTGATACCAGCCGCCTTCTGGAATTGTGTTTGATTCATTAGTGCCTCAGTACATCAACCAGTCGCGCTACATTGCCTCTTACGCTCAGAAGCACAACAAGGATCATGATATTGGCCGCGATGGTGGGCCACGATGAATAGGGATAGATGCCGCACAGATACGCCAGCGGCACAGAGCTGTATATCACTGTTATCAGCCATGCCAGCCGCGACACCCACTTACGATGACGTGAGTCTCTGCGGCGATAGAACATCAACGTAACAACGACACCAGCACATAACAGCGCATTGATGGTTGCAGTTGGATCATTTAGTACCACCGGAACCTCCCCGGCGCGTTATTAGCGCCACCAGCGAGCCAATATCCTGATTGTTCAGGAAGGTGAGTATTTTTACGGCCAATGCCGAAATGATTACGGCACCAATTGCATCCAGAGGCTTATCGTTGTACCCGGTCAGGTCGGATAACTTAGAACCGACCAGCCCGGAGCACAGAACTCCAGCGATATAGGACACAACGAAATATGCCATCCGTCGTGGGGCGCTCAAATCGGCCGCTGTCGCTATATAAAAGACGGAACCAGCAAATGCCCCGAACACAACACCGTAGTCTGTACCGGTTAATAGCCCGTAAACACTCGCCCCAGTTAAAGCGCCACCAGCTAAGCCTGTGCCGGTTATTGGTTCGGACATCGGTCCCCCTCTATTGCTGTGAATCCTCTCAGAACGAGGGGAAAGAAATCAGGCCACAGGCTCATGCATTTCACGGTTAATCTGCAACTTTTAGTCAGGGCCTGAAATGAAAAAACCCCGCCAATTGGCGAGGTTCTGTAATATTTAAGTTCGTGTCTAAGTGACCACTCTTAACACATTAATATATAAAATTCGTAACGAATAGACTTTTATGCAACTTTCTCTACTTCTTTTTTATGGGCCCAATCATCCATTTCTAATCTGGCACCACTCATAATGATGCAGGCATCAATAAACGTTTCGGCTATCATTAACCTGTTACGTATTTTTCCCTCTGAACATTTTTCCCAGCGGGCAATAGTCGATTTAGAAACGTTATGCATGTAATGCAACATCACCAGATTTAACTCATCATCCCGGCCAGCTCGTTTAAGCATTCCTACGGCAGCGTCTACAATAAGGCCATCATTGTCACAACATGACTCGCGAGACTTTGAGGTATTTAACAGGAGGCCTTTAAAACCCGCTGCAATTGGTGACCAGTCAACCTGAGAGCCTTCACTAATAGCCCAGGTTCCCCACCGTTCGAGTACCAGTTGAATATCACGCTGCATGGTTCACCTCTTTAATCAGTCCGGTAATAATTTCGATACTGTTGTTGCATTGATTTCCCCAGCGGTCCCATCCTTTCCACTCTTCCCGAGCGAATAGTTCGATCCGTTTCACATCACCGTATAATTGCTCCAGTCGGTTCCTTACTTCCCACGGTTTAGCGCTGTGCTCACCGAGGCAGGTGTGAACAACCTGTTTTACCGATGCGCTGGCGCGGGTTAGTCCGGTTCCCCTGGTCGCTATCAGGACATCTTCTGTATTGCTCCGGGTATGATTGCCACCGTTCATGCGCGTCTCACGGTCCAGCATCTCAAGAAGATCATTGAAGTCCACCAGCTTTCCGGCGTTTAGTGCCTTGTTGAAGCGATCAGCGGCGTTCTGATTCAGTTTTACCCAGGTAAAGCCTTTCATTGTTCTGACCCGGAAACCCCATGATTCAGCCAGTTCTACAGCCTCGCGGTTATGGGTCCCCGTATACCACATCGCCAGTACGGCGTTATCAGCAGCCAGAGACCAGACAGGGAGCCGTTTCAGGTCTTCAATGCTCATTGTGCTGTAATGATTACAGGCTGCGCCGTTGCTAATTCGGTTGCCGTATTCCCACGGCGGATCACAGTAGATGAGATCGTAATTCATGCGGCCCTCTGCTTTTTCAGTTCGCGAGTTTTACGGCGGTATTTAGCCGCTATGTTTTCCAGGTCTTCTTTTGAGTAATGCTTCGCTTCGTGTGGGCCTTCCAGCCATTCCACCAGCGGCAATCCATACCACTCGATCAGCGTCTCCCTGTAGCGGGCATGTACAGTGGCATTCTTTGCAGCGAACCGACCCGATCCACCATTACAGGCTTTGCACTGCCGGTAAGCATTCTTCTCTTCAAAGCGCAATTCAGGACGAGCGCCTACCCCCATGAAATGACCGCAATCCCACTGGCCGCCAAAGATCATAGGTGGGTGATAAGTGCCACATGATGGGCATGGTTTCCCCTCGTCGCGTTCACGGATAAAGGCATTAAAGGCTGACTGGGCTTTTTTGATGTAGTCGCCACGGGTAAGCAGAGCCTTTTTGCGCATCTTCAGCTTGTCCTTCTGTTCCGCCTCCGCTTTTTTTTGTTTCAGCGCCCTGTTGTGGGCTATAGCACAGAGCGGGCCACAAACCTTTTGCAGGTTGCGGGCCGGAGTGAAGGTTTCACCACAGCTGGCGCACTTCTTCGGTTTGTACGTTTTCACCTTTGCAGGCGCTGGTTTCTTCACTGTTTCATCCCCCGGTGAAATACCCATTCGAATACTTCTGAGCCGTTAAGCAGCAGATCATTAAAATCACCCTGCGCAGGCCAGCGCACGGAGACACTTTCCAGATCATTCTTCGCGTGCAGATTCGCCGCAGCGCATTCAAAAGCAGCGGCATGCCCTGCCGCGTTGGCGTCAGAGTCAGCAAAAATGATGAGGTTCTTTACCCCGGCAGGAACGCGGAATTTCTTCATGAAGGCGGTATTCATCGTCGCCCAGGTGTTGCACTTCGTGATCTGGTGGCAGGCCAGAGCCGTTTCGATCCCTTCAGCAATTCCCAGCGTTGAGGTTATTGGGAACATGCGAATAGCAACGGATTTGGCATACTCTAAATAGCTATCCTCCTGCAGTTTCATCATCTTCTTGGCTGCGCCGCCTGTTTGCGCCTTCTTATCACCATCAAGCAGGGTGCGGTGCAAATAACACAATTCCCCGCGGTCATCTGTCGCCAGCGCATAAATAGCCTGGAGGTTCTTTCCATCTACTGGTTGTTTATCGCAGTACTTGATGCTCTCTGCTGGGAGGGAGTTAATACCGCGCCCCTTCAGGTAGCTATCTGCACCGGTACCACGGAGAGGGATGAGCTTCGAAAACTTACGGCTGACTTTGTCACGTTGTTGTGCCAGAGATGTACGCACCGGATTTAATCTGGTGCGATCCGAGGTGTAGGTGTTTCCGATCAGCCTGTCTATTTCCGAGGCCAGAACCTTAAATTCTTTGCCAGTCTTGGCAGTCAGCAACGCCCAGCCATCGCCAGAGCCACAAACGCAGATATATGATCCCGTGCCGTCTTTATCATCGCAGCGAAATTTCCCTGTACGGCCACAAAGAGGGCACTCTCCTTTGAGATGGTTTTTCCCGGTAATACCTGGGAGGCCATAGTATTTGTATATTTCCGCCCAGCGACCAATCGCAGCTTGTTTGGTATTCATGCGGCATCTCCTTCTTTCTCTTTTCTCTTCGCAAAGGCGATCTGTTTTGATTTGATGAAATTCGTTACTTCAGGCGTGATCTGTTTCGGAGTGTGATGTAACCCCCGAGGCCATACTGAAAACTTTTGTTTGTAGGTATGCGCACACCAGCCATCACTGACCGGGCGTCCCTGCGCTGCACGGGTTCGCTGATAAAACAGAATCTGAGACCACCAGGATTGCTTCTGCTCAGCGGTATATTTGACTTCCGCTTTGCTTACCTTTTTCAGTCCACGGGATTTATCTGTTTCCACGTCTTCACCGGCGAGCGGTTTAAAACCACATTTCGGGCAGATGTAAATCCCAGCTGGTTTGACGTAGTGGCACTGGCTGCATTCTTTCGGCAGTTTTTCCGCTTCCTCGGTCTTTACGGCTCTCTGCGGCGCGTCTTCCATGCCATCAGACGATGAAGGGAGGTAGTCGTATTCAATATCGTCGGGATAGCCCAGTTTATTAACCGTGCCTGTGTGGTCGAAGATGAGGCAGTGATCTTTACCAGGGGCGGCGCGCAGGCCACGCCCCAGAATCTGAATCCAGCGCATTTCGCTTTTGGTTGGTCTGGCGAAGATAATGCAGCGGACATCACTATCAAAACCGGCTACCAGAACACCAACGTTAATGATGATTTTGGTTATGCCCTGTTCGAAGCGGCGGATCGTGAGCTGTCGTTCGTCGTGCGGTGTGCTGGCTGTCATCACTTCAACCGTCACGCCAGCGCTGGCAAATTCAACCGTGACAAAATTGGCGTGAGCGACATCGACGCAAAAACAAATCGTCGGGCGGTCTTCGCCGTTCTCCAGCCAGTTTTTCACGATGTCGCCTACCAGCTTGGCTTCGCTCATTACCAGGCTGAGCTGGTTTTCTTTGTAGTCGCTGCCATAGCCTGCTACGTATGACGTTTCCACTTTGGACAGATCAGGATGCGACGGTGCATAGAACTCATATTTGCTCAATGCACCAATGGCGATCAGTTCCTTCATGGTCGTTGGCTTAATCAGGCGCTGGTAGTAATTGCCCAGGAACTTAGCGAAAGGCGTACCGGAAAGGCCGATTACCTTCGTTGCTGTGTTGCGAGTGAGATTGTCGATAACCTCCAGCAGTTTTTTGCGCTTCAGGTGGGCTTCATCAACGATCAACAGGTCGATATTGTCCGGGAACTCACGGCGAATCAGCGTATCCGCACTGGCAATCTGAATCAGAGCTGTGGGGTTGTATGACGGGTGATCACGCCAGACATAACTGATTTCTTCGCCAGGAAGGCCGTATTCCATGAATCGGGCTGCCGTCTGGTCCAGCAGAACCGTATACGGAGCCACAAACATTACGCGCATTTCACGGCTTACAAAGCCATCAGTTATCAGCGCGGCTATTGCTGTTTTGCCGAACCCTACAGGGGCGTAGAGCATGAAGGAGTTATTCTGTTTCCAGGCGCTGCGCAGCATGTTTAACGCAACTACCTGTTTTTCGCGGGGCTGGATGTTAAGCATTAGCAGTAACCTCCCCGAAGGCCATAGCCACCAGCTCGGCGATGACAAACTTAGTGCGCTGACGCTGAACCGACAACGTAACGGTTTTGGTCCCGTCTTTGCGCTGGCGGCCTTTAAGAAAACCTCCGTGAATGTGTCGAATAAAATATTCAGAGTTAGCCAGGCGCGGAACACTGCGTACCCGTCCGAGGTTGCTGACTTCGTAGGCTTTGGAATACGGATCCACCGGAACGGGGGCCCATTTTTCGTTAGCGTCTGAATAAATCATTTTGGCTCCTTTTGGATGTCTAAACGTCTGAACTTCCAAGCGACGTTTTCAACCCCATACAGTGATCTATCTGTTAGATCGTTCTCTTCTGGTAAAGCTGTTCCAGCCCTTCGGGCTAAAACCCAACACCGCCCCCTTTCCCCCAACCCGGATTCAGAAAATCAAACCCTTGGTGGGAGCGACGTATATCCCCTAACCGCTGGGGTATACCTCGTGCAAAACTCTCGCAATCGGCGGTTTGCCGTCCGTCGTGCGGCGTTCTGCTGCCGGAATGACACCGGCTCTGCATCGAACGCTTCCTGGTACGCCTGCGCATACGCCATCGCGATTTTTTCCCGCATACCTGCCGGGAGTGTTGCCAACTGCTCTTTAATCCACGGGGCGTCCTCACGAGCAAAAACCGTGGGCATAGTCACGTGGAAATATTCGTCCTGGTACATTGGCCCTCCTGCTTGCGTGGTGAGCCTCACAGAGTTAATTACCCTGAATTTGAAGGTCCATTTGGAATGTCGTCAGGGGAGCAAAAGACCATGAAAAGCAGCGCTAAATGCTCCTGCCACTTAGCCATGACCTGGTAACTGTTCGCTTCAATTTGAGCGCGTTCATCGCGATCTATTACGCCGTCAGCGGTTGCCTTCCGAAGGTATTGAGAGTGTTTTCCTATCCATTCAACCGACTCCATCAGTCTTTGGTTGATATCCCCGTTATCGACATCTTCAACATCGGTAAGCGGTACGAAAACTCCTCCAGAGGCTTTCGCAATAGCATTCGCGATATGGTGTGAACCACCAGCGCGCTGGAGAACCATTGCCCACCCAAACGGGAATACCTGATCGCCATCAGTACGCAGACGGTTGAACAAGGAGTTCTCAGTCACATCAAGCCATTCGGCTGCTTCTGCATACCCGCCAGGTAATTCCGCGATCGTCTTTTTGATTGCGGCCACCAGCCAGGCTGGCTGTTTCTCGACTTTCCAATCAGGTTGATTACCCACGGTTTACCTCGATTAGCTGTGGTTACTTTCACTGCTGGTTTGATGAATAATTGACTTCACCAACCTGGCAGACTTTGTTAAGACGATTTTTTATGGCTTGGGAAAGGTCTAATTTCCTCGCCCTTAACGCTTCCATCTTGTTGAATGGTCACATAAATATTTCGTCCGCTACGAATAGCCTTACTTATTGCGCATTGGATAACGCCAAAGTCGCTGGCAGTTTTTTCCTGACCGTGAATCTTGGCGTAATCAGCTAATGTCATACGACTCATGGACACGCTCCGTATTGATACATGCAACAAAGAATACTTGGGGTATTTATTGGTGTCAATATGAAAGGTATTTTTAGTTTTAATAGTGATGGTATTAGAATGACGTTATGGAACCTAAAAAGAATCTGACGACAGAACAGCTTGCAGATGCAGCACGTCTTAAAGCTCTGTATGAGTCAAAGAAGAAAGCGCTAGGCGTCACCCAATACTCAATCGCTGATGAGTTGGGCATTACGCAAGGAGCTGTAGGGCACTATCTAAACGGGAGAAATGCTCTTAACCTCACCGTTGCCGCTGCATTTGCAAAGATTCTGCAAGTATCTATTGCTGATTTCAGCCCTTCCATTGATGAGGAAGCGCAGAAAATATTGGCAAATGAGACATCCAATGTGAAGCTGGTCGGTCCATATAAGCAAGGAAAGGAGTATCCATTGATCAGCTGGGTGCAAGCTGGTGCCTGGGCAGAGGCAATTGAACCTTACTCAGTCGATGAGATCGATGAATGGTTCGAGTCCGATACAAAGGTTTTTGGTAAAGCCTTTTGGTTGCGTGTCGAGGGCGACTCGATGACAGCGCCTACTGGCCTTAGCATTCCTGAAGGGACCCTAGTCTTAATAGATACAGGCCGGGAAGCTATAAATGGCAGTCTCGTTATCGCAAAAATGGTAGATGCGAACGAAGCAACATTCAAAAAGCTCATAATAGATGGCGGCCAAAAGTACCTTAAAGGGCTCAATCCGGCGTGGCCACTGAAAGAAATCAACGGTAACTGCAAAATCATTGGTGTGGCTGTGCAAACCATGATGCGCTTGGTTTAAGCTTCAAACCCGGTACTTCACCGGGTTTTCTCTATACAATCTCCTCTCCCCCTTCACAAAAAAAAATACCTTTAGAATTCATATCCATATCATAAATCCGCCCAAAATAAATACCCAGAGTATTTACAACAAAGAATACCCCTAGTATTCTAAAATTACACCAGCGGAAAAACACCATACGTAAACATTACGGACGGTGCATTAGCTGAATGTAGTCGAACGGCGCGACTTAAAACCATGCGTCGGAACCGTGGCGGGACAGGATGTCGGCAATACGGTGTAGTGAAAATCAACCAATGGAGGAAATCATTATGTGCAAGTAAAGCGGATAGACCGTAGCCAATGTAGCAGTAGTGATGCTGCCCTGAGTCGCCATTGAGCGAGCCTGTGTAGCGACGGGTCAAGGTTCATATATAAAAAAGCTCCGGTAAAGCAGCGCGACGCCAAACGCGCACCGGTTATAAGCGGCGATGATGCGACAGCGACTCAAGGGCATGGGCGCAGCCACTGCGAGAGTGTGGCGAAAACGTAAGAATCCTCCGCAGCGGCTTGAATGCGAATGCGGGCTAATACCGGGATGGTTAACAAAGTGGATAGTTGGCAAGGGAATCCGAGGGAACCGATCACAATCCATGCGTGATTATCTGGAAGGCTTAGAACAAAGGCAGATAGCTTCCATCCTCTGTTACACGGCGAGTTCCACCATGGGCACAGCTTACGTTTGATTTAATGATTTATTCCAGCCCCTTCAGTATGAGGGGGCTGGGCTGAATAAAAAACCGATAAGGATTATATAAATATGACCAACATTGTTTTTAATACTCCAGAAGTGCTTCCCTTTGAGGATAACATAGGTCAACAATTTCTGTTGATAAACCATGATGACGATTATCTCGTTGCGACTGCTTTTTTTGATGAGCTTAGCGGTTTTGTATGTTTCATGACAAATGTGGGGCCGATTCATCCACATGAATATAAAAAGTGGGCATTGCTGCCCACAGTGAAGGATTAAAGGGACTTTATAAAATTCTCATATAACTCAAGATCCTTACGACTGATCGTATCCATAGGATGCATTTTCTCAAGCATTGGATACAGGTTATCGTAGGTCAAAAAGCCTATTGCAAGCTCCTTCAACTTTGCTGCTGTTTCTAGTCTGACATCCAAAGAGGATACAGAACGCCCAATGTTTTTAATTTGACTTGGTGAGGCAGTCTGTAGATCCAGCTTTTCAAGCCCCTTAATCACGGACTCAATTTCTTCATTGTAAAGTCTTTTTAAATCGTTCGCGGCTAACAGAACTTCGATATTTTTTATCTGCCCACAAACTACAGTTTCTATTTTGTATTTTTTCTCACCACTGCTTGCCTCTTCTTCAGTGAGTTCTTTTTTCTTTTTCTCAACCCAGACTTCTTTCGTTACTATTGTCTGCTGGTTAGATGCCATTCTGACTAATTCGGTTGCGGCATATCTACCAGCAACTAAGGCATTTTTAATGTCAGAAATTTTTTCGGCAAGCTTGAGGATACCGTTTTTCCCAGATGTGAGCGCGGCGGCTTTATTCCAATATTCAAAAAGTCTTGACTTACGACTTGCCACAGCCTCTTTATAAATTTCGAAATCAACTTCTTTTTCAAGTTGTTTAATTAAACCATCGAATTTTTCTTGAAATATTTTACTACCACAGATGTGACCAATTGAGGCTTCGAAATCATCCTCTGTAATGACGATCCCTCCCTTCATATGACTGCTGTGGCAGCTTTTAATACCACACTTACGTGGAGGTTCATTTTTGTAGTAACCAATTAGTGCTTTTAGTTTTTTATCTTTTAGGTCTAAGTCTTTAATGAAATTAGGTCTTGAATAAACCTGCTCCCAGCTATCCAGTTTGATCAATACACCATTTTCTTTCATGTAAAGCATATTTAACCCTTCTGAAGGTGAGGATTCACCATTCTATCACCTTGGTTAAAGAGTGATCAACAAAGCTGTATGCATAACAATGTTTTTTCATACAGGCGAGTGCTTTTCACTTGGCGGTTATCCAGTATTCCACCAATCAAACAGGAGGAAGAGGATAGTGTTCTGTTGGGTAACCGCCCTTTTTATTCAATGTGTCCGCTCCCGGTGTTGGCTGGGCTGCCCAACCCAGCGCGGGTTCAACTCCTGCCGGATACCTAATTAATCGGTGATTTATATGACCTTCCGTAACGTTAATTTACCTTACGGCGATCTGATGCGCGTCCCTCGTGGTGTGCAGGCTGTTCGCAACCCTAAATCATTCGTTCGCTTCTGGCGGCAGAGCTGGCTGTACAGGCTTCTTACCCAGAAAGGCGATCCTTGCTGATAACTGGAGATAATTATGTCCGAAACCAAAAATACCACGCCGTTTAGCCAGCAGCTGGCGTACATCAACAAAGGCACTCTCGATGCCGAGCTGACCGAAGCGCTGGCCGAAGTCATCAAGGCTGTACGTGAAACGGGTAAAAAGGGAGCTGTGACCCTTACCCTTAACTGTTCAATGCTGAATACCCGTGACGAAAACACCATGAAGGTCACGCCAAAAGTAACCCGCACTATCCCGGAACTGGACCGCGCCGATACCATCATGTTCTCTACCGCTGATGGCGATCTGCTGCGTGATGACCCGGCGCAAGTTCAGATGGATTTGAAGGTTATCGAACAAGCACCACAAGCTGCGCCTATTAAGCTGGCTCAGTAATCCCACCCTCTTTTTCAACACATCTCTCTAAAGGAATTATTCAATGTCTCAAATTGAAGGCTCTACCGTGCTTGATATTCGTGATCTGGTTGCTGCAACGCTGAAAACTGATACCGACATCCCGTCCGTTGTCGTCCCGGATGGCTTCGATATCAAATCGCTTGAAAGCCTCCAGATTGCCCCGTCTCGTATTCGCCAGACTACAAACCTGATTTCCCCCGGTTCGTTAATCGCTTATATCCAGCGATTCCGTGATGAGCGTTCTGTTGTTTTCGCCGACAAGACCAAAACCCGGATCGTCGCGGTGCTGGACTTCCACCAGAACGCAGATAGCCCCCACTGGGGAATGCACAAAGCGGTTTATGACTGTCCTTTCTCTGACGAATGGAAGGCCTGGTCTGCAGTTGATGGTCACAAGATGAATCAGATCGACTTCGCTGAGTTTCTGGAAAATAACATCCAGAACGTCGCACCTGTTGGCGACAACTATTCTGGCCCATCAGGTACCGAGCTGTTGGAGATGGTTCTCGCATTCCAGGAGACAAGGAAAGTTGAGTTCAAGTCGGTTAAGCGCCTGCAGGACGGAACCTGTCAGTTCCAGTACAGCGATGATAAATCCGGCTCAGGCAATACCAAAATCCCGGAAAAAATCAGCCTGGCAATCGCGCCTTTCCATAATGGCGCACCGTACCAGATTGATGCGCGCATTCGCTACCGCCTGCGCGACGGTCAGCTGGTCCTCTGGTATGAGCTGATCGAGCCGAAAAAAATCATTGAGCACGCCTTCCAGGAGATCGTAACCGATATGGAAAACCAACTCGGTGAAGAACTGCCTATCTACGAAGGCTCCATCTAACCCCTCCGTGTGTTGTTTTATGCGCCTCCCGGTGGGGCGCATAGCGAAGCACTCCCTAATTCAAAAAGGTGACCATATGCCCAGCTTAGGCCAGCTCTATAACGATAAAGACGCCGGGTTAACTACCCGAAAAACCTATAACGTCCCTGTCGCTTCCATTTATGCGGAGGAAGGCTACAACGTCCGCGAACTTAATCAGGCGCATGTTGAAGAATTCCGCGACGCATTCATTGCCGGGGAATATATCCCGCCGCTGGCAGTAGAGGTTACCGAACGCGGAGTGAAAGTGATCGACGGTCACCACCGTTATCACGGCGCCCTGGCAGCTATCGCTCTGGGTCACGATATAGTGCGGCTTGAGTGCAAAGATTTTGTCGGTAGTGAAGCGGATAAAATCGCCTTCATGGTCACCAGCTCGCAAGGGCTGGCGCTAACACCTCTTGAACGTGGCGCTGCATATCATCGACTGCAAAATCAGGGGTGGAGCCCGTCAGAAATTGCCGGAAAGGTTAAGCGCTCAGAGTCCGATATCCTTCAACATCTCCAGCTTCATGAATGCACCCCGTATATCAAAAAGCTGGTACGTGATGGTTCAATGAACTACGCCATCGCAATCGGCATTTCTCGTGAACATGGTGTTTACGCTGATCGTGAAGCCTCCAGGCTGATGAAAAAAGCGGAAGCAGCCGGGAAGAAGAAGGTAACCAAAAGCATCGCCAAGCCACAATTCAACGCTGGAAAGGCGCGGAAGTTTCTGGAGATCATCGCGTCATGCAAGGAAACCACCAGCGGCGGTCTGATCTTTGAAGTACCACCAGCCATGCAAGCTGAAGTGCTGTCGATTCTTCAGGAATTCCGCTACGAAACATCCGCGCCTGCTGATTGTGAACAGTCAAATGATCATGGCGCTTCATCTGAAGAAAGTGACGCCGCATGACAGAAACTATCCTCAAATGCCCAACCTGTGGGGCGTTAGCTCAATTCTCCTGGCATGGTCATAGCCCCTATATGCGTTATGGGGCTTTGCAATGTCCGCACAAACACCATTCTGTAAAGGTGACCTACCACGCCGATAGCATTGGTGCTGCGCGATTGAATCTGATTCAACAATGGGAGGTGTTAGTAAATGATTTTCAAAATTTACCGTGATCCCATTCTGCGAAAGACATTCATCCTGGATGCAATAGTTCTGGTTGGAGCAGCATCGCTTTCTGCGTTGGGAATATGGCTGGTAAATGAATGGGTGGCAGCATGATTCACTCTCACGGAGGCCCAATAACACCCGACACCTGCGCGCTGAAGGCATGGAAGGGCCGGCACGCATTTATCTCTTTCGCGAACTCTGGTCAGTTAGCGCTGGCTAGCGAAGTTACTCAGTCATTTGCTCTGGATAACGGCGCATTCAGCTTCTGGACGAAAAAACGCGTGGTGGACTGGAAAGAATATTACCGGTTCATTGAGCGTTGGGCTAATCACCCGCGGTTCTCATTCGCCATTATCCCGGACGTTATCGGCGGTAGTAGCGAAGAAAACGATGCGCTGATAGCTGAGTGGCCACACGGAAAGTTCATTGGGGCGCCAGTGTGGCACATGAACGAACCGGACGAGCGGTTTATTCGTCTCTGCAGCGAGTTTCCGCGCGTGGCAATCGGCAGTATGGGCGAATACGACGCAAAGCGCCCGCGCCGCTGCGTGGCTCGCCTGCGGGACTTAATCCGGCACGTTGTGGATGAGAACGGCTACCCGATTTGCAAACTGCACGGCCTACGTATGCTCAATGCCGATATTTTCCGCCATATACCGCTGTCATCAGCTGATAGCACAAACGTGGCCCGCAATATCGGTATCGATAAATCATGGCAGAAATCAGCGTATGCACCGGCCAGCAAAGAAACCAGAGCCGCTGTACTCGTTGAGCGTATCGAGTCAATGAATAGCGCCAGTGCGCTCAACTATAACGCCGACCGAGACCGCTTTATGCCGCAATTGGCCTTTGAGATTTAGGATCTAACCAATGACCAAATCAACCATAACCAGAGAACGCCTGGCAAAAATTAAATCATGGCGTGAAACCTACGGCGCCGGAAGCAACGTAATGCTGCCAGCTGAAGAAGCGGAAGAGTTGGCCTGCTTGGCGCTGGCCGCAATGGACAGCGAGCCGGTGGCGTGGACTGATGAAGAAGAACTGCGCGATGTAAATGTTGCTGGAATCGGTTATTTGTTTGGTATTGATCGAGAAGCGAATAAATTTGCCGACCCGCGACGCCAGATAATGCTCTATCGCCACGCGCAGCCAGCGCCGGATGGTTACGTGATGGTGCCGATGAGGTTAACTGCTGAGAACGGCGCGAAGGGCGCGCTATCTGGTGAGTTTTCAGAAACCAAGTTCGTAAACTGCCCGGAATGCTTTGGTGATGATGAATGTGAAACATGTGACGGTAGCGGGAGAATTGAAATAACAGTACCTGTCACCTGGACGACTATCAAAGCTATTTGGGTTAAAGGTGTCGAGCATTTTGCAGCCACAGCGCAGGAGAATAATTAACGTGAACCATTTAATGATCGACCTGGAAACTATGGGTAATAAACCCAATGCCCCTGTAGTCTCCATCGGTGCGGTATTTTTTGAGCCCTCAACTGGCGAACTCGGGGAAGAATTTTACCGAGTAGTCAGCCTTAAAAGCGCGGTAGATGGCGGTGCCGTTCCTGACCCTGAAACAATTATTTGGTGGATGCAGCAAAGCGAAGAAGCACGAATGGCCATTTGCGATAAAGACGCGGCTATGAATCTTGTTACTGCCTTGAGCAATCTGAATTGCTTCATACGTGATAACGCCGACCCAGAAAAAGTTCAGGTCTGGGGTAATGGCGCTACGTTTGACAATGTAATCCTTCGGGCCAGCTATGACCGTGAGTATATGCCCTGCATATGGAAATTTTGGAATGATCGTGATGTCCGCACAATCGTTGAATTAGGTCGAGCGATTGGCATCAATCCGCGCCGCGACATACCGTTTGAGGGCGATATGCATAACGCGCTTGCTGATGCCAAACACCAGGCTAAATACGTTTCCGCAATCTGGCAGCGTTTGATTCGGGCATAAAAATGAATTATTGAGGTAATTTATGACTGCGAATGATTTTATGGAAGAGCAGGAAGTTTTTAACCTGTTGGGCAAGAAAAAAACAGCCGTTTGGAGATTACGGAAAGAACATGGTTTTCCACAACCCGTTCTAACATATCCTACTCGTTATAGTAGAAAAGCAGTTACCCGCTGGATAGATGAAGGAGGAATAAATAAACATTCATAGGCAAGTGAGTGCAACCATTAACGGGGTTGCACTCAACTGATCATTGATGCCAACCTGGCAGGTCGTTATTAAATTCATCGGCTTCAGGAAATATTTGAACAGCTGGAATAAAATACTCTATGAGCTTATCGGTATAAAAATAGTCAAGAGTTTCATCAACCATCCAAGAATGACTTTCTTCTATACGTTGGACAAGGTAATGAATATTTAACCGTACAAGCTTTGACTCAAGCTTAAATGATTTCGTAACCTCAAGATTTTTCTCACGCCGCTTATCTGCAACATCCTTTTGAATATCAGCATCTATTGCAACATGACCAACACCAAGCCCATTATTAGAAATTTGTTTTTCTATTTCAGCTAATGTGCTTTTAATATGCCGAGAACGACATTCCAAAGATTTTTCATTAATACAACGCCATGTCAACAAAGATGCGTATTTAATTTTTGAAATAAACCGTTGATCACGCTCATCAGGCCTACCAGACGCAAAGATATTATAAAAATCATCACCAATCGGATTACCTTTCAGTAACCTCGCTAGTTTACTATGAAACGATAGTGAACCGTTAACTTCCACATCATATTTTGCCGAATTTAAATTCACTGTTTTTACAAATCCAACACCAAAATCATCATCCCAGGAGTAATCTTTCCCATAATAGTTACTTAAATGATTCAAAAGATAATTATCAGGAGTCTCTTTAACTTCAGTTTTATAGGTCACATCCATCCAGACACTCATCCTTTTAGAATGGATTCGAAGTTCTGCCAAATGGGCTCTGATTAAGTGTGTATGTTCTTCCTGGATTGCATATGCCCCTTTTTGGAGCCTTTTACATTCAACAAAAAACTCCACTCCGCCATCATAACTACATTTAAATTCCGGCGTTTTTGCAATTCCCTTTCGTTCAGGAATAAACTCAACCTCATATCCCATTGAGGCATAATTCCCTGCAAGTATTAATTCAAACAATGCTGTATCTGGATAAACACTGGTGCTATCGAGCATTCTTTTAGCCCGCTCTTTAGCTCCTGATATTTCATTAAGAATCTTTACGTTTTGACCTAATTGTTTAACCCAAGGAATGATTTGTGACGCGGTAGATATTTCAAATGCTCGTCGATTATCAATTAAAGACTTAGCTTGCGAAAAAAAACCAGCGACAACATCATCGCCATACCAACTATTGTCAAATGGGGCACCAAAATTCACCTTCTTTGATGTTTTTTTAATATAGTTATCCTGAGCGACTTCCAATCTCTCGGAAAATCCTTGAGGGTCAGTAGTCGTTTCTGCAAGCCACCTTAGTGCTTTCATGACATCCATATCAAGCTCAACCCCACCGCTCATATCATTTCCTCATTAAGATTAATAAATTAACACATCAAAAATTCAAATTAATATAAATTCATAATTTCTTAACGTACCATAAAATTTTATCTGCATATAATTGATATGCTTCTTTCTGCTCATCAAGCCAATCATGTTTGTTATACACCGCCATCACACCTCCCAGTTCATGCCCCAACATTTTTTCGGTGACATGTGGCATAACCCCTTCCCCTGATAAATTCGTCACAAGCGAGCGCCTGAAGTCGTGGGTTCGCCATTCCGGTATATCAATTTTATCCCTTAATTTTTTCATATAGAGATTTGCTGACGAGCGATCTATAGGCTTGTCCAGTTCCTGGCCAGGAAACAGAACATCGTTTCCTGCATTGAGGAGTCTTTCAACAAAAGGTTTCACCTGATCGAACACCGGTCGACGGATAACGTTACCCATCTTGGAATGCTCTCCTGGCGTCGTCCAGATAAGATCATCCATGTTGAATTCGCTGGCGGTAGCTAGACGCAGCTCTGATAACCTGGCTCCCCAAAGCAAAAGCAGCTGATGAAGCACCTTGTTGGAGGTAACGATCTTGTTGTTCTCCAGCGCCAGCCAGATTTTTGCCAACTCGGTATACGTGAGAACACGGCTACCCACATCAGGTTTTTTGCCAATGGTCTTAACACTTAGCTTCAGGACTTCGCACGATGGGATCAACTGGCGACTGATACACCAGTTCATGACGGAACGTAGCTGCAGAAGAAGCACCCTAGCCTTTTTGCTGTTCTTCTTTTCCTGCTTATCAAAGAAACGCACCCATGCCGAAACAGGAATGTTTACTACCGGAGCGTCAGGGAATTCTGTGTACATCGTGTTGTACACAACTGACTTGTACAGCGTCTGAGTGTTCGGCTTCAGTGTTTCAACATACTTGCCCCACCACTGATCCAGGCACTCTTTTAGAGTCAGCTCGCCATCTTCTTTGGCAAAATAATTTTTCGGGTTTAGTCCCTTGAGGTACAATTCGCGCATCTCACCGACGACTACGCGCGCCTCCTTGAGAGACATAGCGGGATAGCGGCCAATGGAGAGGCGAACGGGCTTACCGTTCCAGCGATAACGAAACTGGAATGTGATCGTGCCTGTGGGGGTTATGCGTACACTCAGCCCGTCACCATCTGTGACCTCAGCTGCGCCGTTGTAGGGCTTAGCATTGATGCTACGGAGTTTGGTATCACTAAGGGCCAC